GTATTGGTCTGCATCGTCCCAAGCACCTAACCAACTATCAACTATATCTCCATAGAAATATAAATCGCAAGTTGTATCAGTAAAGTTTTTTATTTCTAGCATATTTTTTAAATTATTCTTCAACGTTTCCACCTCCTTTCAAATATTGAGTTCCTACTAAATCAATAGGAATATAATTCCCATTAACCATAAGCTTATCTCCCCCTATTTCAGAAGGTAAGTTTAATAAATCTCTAGCTTCATTAGGTGTATATATACCATTATTAACATATTTAGCTAGACATTCTGCTTGTGTTTTCATATCTGCTCTTAAAATTGAGCCTTCATTGAATTTAAAAAAGTAACCTTGATTTATTAGGTTACTATCTAATAATTTATAAGTTATTTCTTCTTCATATTGTTTTAATATGAATTGTAAAGTGTCAACATAGAAGCTTAATTGTTGCATTTCACTATTTGAATAGCTAGATTTAGAATAATCGTTTAAATGATTAGGTTTTATTCCAAAAGCACCTGCAATTTGAAGGGCATTATACTTCTTTAAATCAAAGAATTGTGCGTCTGCTAATTTAATATCTAAAGGTTGAATTTGCATACCTAAAGGAATAGGTATAATTTTACCTGCATTATTTTCTCCTGTTGCAAATTCTTCAACACCTTTTAATAGCCTTCTCTTAGCTTCTTTATCTAAATCTCCTGTATATTGAAGTACTGCTCTAGCCGTCATACCTTCTTTATACAATTTGTTCATAAATCTTTGAGATTTACTAGCACCTTCTATGCTATCTGTTAAAGTATCTCTAACACTTTTGCCAAGTATACCGTCATCAGAGTTTGAAGTTTTAAAATGTAATACAGTATCACTATTCATTGTATAAGTTTTATTTGTTTTAGGGTCTGTGTATATATACCATATTTTGTTCGGCTTACCAAAGTAACCCATATCATCAATATATACTTCTACCTGTTCATTTTGCATTATCCAAAGGTCTATTAATTTACCTCTTTGATACCTACACCAAACGTAAGCATTACCAAAGTGATTTCTATTCCTTTCAATAGTAGCCCAAAATACTGAACTAGTCATATATGGATTAGGTCTAAGCTTTAATAAGTTATATACATCATTAGTCTTAGCTTTTATAACTCCTTTTTCAGTATCTTGGTACATCTTTATAGAAAGTTTTCCTAAAGTTTCAGATAATATTTTTAAGCAGGTAAAATAAGTTACCTCGTTTATAGCTTCTGCATTACCACTATTAATACCTAATAAGTCTAAAAATTGACTATCCCTCATTATATTGTTTTGAGGATTTAAAAAGGCTTTAAATCTATCTTTTATATTCATTTTTCCACCTCCTTTCAAGTCAATTTACCACCCTAGCATATCTAACATTTCACTAGTAATTTCGTTTATGTCTAAAGGCTCTTGTATTGCTACAACGTGTGCATTTATTAATGAAGCTAAAGGGTCTATTTTATCACTAGACTGTGCTTTATCTAACATAAAATTAGCATTACTGTCTTGTTTTGTTATTGCATTACTACAAGCCCAATTTAAAACAGGGTTATTATTGTGAAATAAATTACCACTATAAGCTTCTTCTCTAAAGCTTTTACAAGGCTCTCCAAGTGTTCTTATCCCTTGCCTAATTTCTATCATTTCATATCCTAACTCGCTCATATCATTTGCAAACTGTGAAGCATTCCAAGGGTCGTAACATATTTCAGTAATGTTTATATTATATTTTTCTTCTATATCTTGAATATATTTTTTAATATAGTTATAATCTACTACCATTCCTTCTGTTACTGTTAGCCACCCTTCTTTATGCCATAAGTCAAAAGGTAATCTAGCTTCCCTTACTCTCTTATCAAAAGTATCTTTTGGCATAAATGAATGACTTAAAACATAATATTGACCGTCTTTTATAAACTCAAAGCCAACACTTGTTAAGTCTAATTTAGTTGCAAGGTCTATTCCTACTATACAGTCTTTACCTTCAAAGTCTTTAAAATTAAAATCTTTATAGGCATTTTTCCATTTAGCCATATCCATATAGCCACCTTCTCGCATATCGACCCATTTATTCATATTCTTTGTTAAGAAGTTTCTCAATTTCTCAGGTGCATCTAGCGAAGATTTCAATTCTCCTCTTAGGTAGTTCATACCTTCTTCATAGGTAGCTACTATTGGATTAGCTTTAATCCATACAGTTTCGTCTTTTATACTATCATTTTTATCAAGTTCACAGATAATTGAAAAATATTCTTCATTTTCTATGTCTACATTAGGGTCTAATATTTTACTAACATATTCATACTCTTTATAACAGGGTCTAGTTAAGTCAAAACCTGCCGTAGTTATAACATTCATTAAAGGTTGAGGCCTTGCGACCATACCACTAAGAATAACGTCATATATTTCAGAAGTTTTATGTGAATGGTATTCATCAACTATTGCAACACTTGGATTTGTTCCATCTCCTGTGTTTCTAGCTTCTCTACTCAAAGGCTTTATAAAACCACCGTCTTTTAAATTTGTTATTTTTCCATAACTAGTTTTATATTTACCCTGTAATCTCTCGCACTTTCCTAGTTGTGTTTCTATTTCCCTATACACTATACTAGACTGCTCTTTATCCCACCCTGCTAAATAAACCTCTGACTGTTCATCAGATAAAAAACATTCATAAGAAGCTATTAAGCTAAGTAATTGAGATTTTGCATTTTTTCTAGCTAATTGTATATAGGCTTTTCTATACCTTCTATATCCATTATCTTTACGTTTCCAACAGAATAAATTTGCTATTATAAATAGTTGAAAGTCTGTAAGTTCTATTATTTGATTCTTTAAAACTCCTGCCCTATGTCTAAACTGTCTACTCCATAGATAAAATTTTAATAACTCCACTTTATCAAAATAATAATTTGGATTATTAAAGTCATTTTTAAATCTTTTACAGGACCATATATGCTTTTCACAAGCTAATATTTTTTTATTTATAATATCATTAGAGTAATTTATAACCCTATTAAATAAATCATTAGACATTTTTTCTATATCATTCATTATTTATCATTCCTTTATAATCCAAATAATCTATCTTCTAGACTAAGTTCTTTTGTATCTTCTTCTGCCTTCGGTACAACTAGTTTACATCTACTTGATATGCTTAATCCTAAGTCATTACCAACTTGCCTAACTTGTTTGAATATTTTATCTTGTAAAGTACAAAACTTATAATAATCTTCATCATCTATATCTAAATCCATTAACTTAGTTGATATTTGTTGGAATTGATTTTCTAAAATTATATATCTAGCCAATACCTCGCAGTCTAAGTTAGTCATTATTCCTATTTCTATTAATTGCTCTGCTATGTAATTAAAATGAGGTATAAGTTCTTTTTTTAAATAAGAAGGAGGTTTAATATTATCATTAGAAGCTTTAACTTCTTTAGACTTTCTTTCTTCTATTTCTGCTTTAGTTAAATGTTTTTTACCTTTTGCTAATAAAAGTTCAATTGGTTGTCTTTGCCCTGCCATAATATCACCTTCCCTTCTTGAAATATTTTTTCAAAGAAACACAAAAACAACCTAGAATAATCTAAGTTGCCCTTCTCTTTCCTTGACATAACTATCACATTTGTAACTATTACATAATCTGCAAGCTAATTGAACATTACCCCACGTATGAGTTCCACCTTTTGAAATAGGGACTATATGGTCTATTGAAGGATATGAATTACCATAAATAATATATCCGTTTATATTCTCTCCAAAATCATTATAATTGCATTTTCTTTTACATATTTGGCATTCTCCATCATACTTTTTATACACTTTATCTAGTGTAATATCTGTATCGACTTCTCCGTTTTCTTTCATCCTTCTTGCTCTTATTTTATCTTGTTCTTTGCCTTTTCTTTTCTTACACCTTTCAGAGCAAAAGTCCCTTAGTCCTTTATATTTTGTTTCAAATTCCTCTCCACAGCTTTTGCAAATCTTTATTTCTGATTTAAAACTAGCTTCATTTCTTAATGCTTGATTTTTTAATCTGATTATATAAGCTTCTTCCCTGCATTTATCAGAGCAAATAGTTTCATTAGAGTATTTTGGTAAAAAATTTTTATTACAAATGCTACAATATATGCTTTCTTTTTCTCTAAAGCACTTATCAGAACAATAATATCTAGTTCCTTCACTTTTACCATTTGTGCCTTTGCCTGTTGAATTTTTCTTCTCTATTTTCTTGCCACAGAGATTACAGTATGCATATCTATCTATTTTATTTTTCCTATCTCCACAATTATAACAACCTTTAAATCTAAAGCTTCCGTCTTTATTCTTTCTTTTCAAGTTTTCCCAACCAACTTTAAAAACATTTGAACACTCATTACATTGTATATCAATCCAATATTTATAATTTGAATTTTCTCTTTTTTCTATTTCTAAGTTTAATGCAAAAAGATATGAGAAATTATTAGCTAAAAAGCTATTTATATTTTCGATTGTTATATTATTTATATCATTTTTAATTTCTGATTTTCTCTTTTTCCTTACATATTTTATTTTTTCTATGCTTACACCTAAAATTTCTGATATTTCTTTTCTAAGATATCCTTTATTTGTAAGTTGAATAATTTCACTTTCAATGCTCTTTTTATCATTCATTATTATCATCTCCTAGAATAATTTTATATCTTAAAGATGTTAATTTTGCATAGAAAATATTGGAAAAAATTTCGTGGGGAACTTTATTCAAAGAAAAC